AATGGGAAGTAGCACTTTTTCTACCAGTAGAAAGATTTAGAAAAGCAAGTAAAAAGAAAGTTTGGGCACATAGCGGAGGGATGTTTTAATGGCAGCACCAGCACCAGGCGGGGGACCGGCAGATTTTGCAATAAGTGATTTCATGTCCAAAGTGGACAATCTAGGAAGTTATGCAAAAAGAAATAGATTTACTGTTGAAATTATACCACCACTCTCATTAGATACTGATGTTCCGGCTTCACAAATAGAATTTCTTATTAAAGCTGTATCATTTCCAAGTAGATCTTTTGGATCAACCACTTACAGAAGGGGTGGTAAATTTGGATTGGAAGTTCCTTATGAAGTGACAGAAGAGAATGTATCAATTACTTTCTTAGGCACAAATGATTGGAAAGCTAGAAAATTTTGGTATGATTGGCATGAACATATACAAAGTAACTCTTCGTATAATATGGAATACTATAAAGATTTTATAGGAACAGTTACAATTTCAGTTTATAGTGAAGAATCCAAAGAAGCGACATCCCCTACCCATAAAGTAACATTACATGAATGTTGGCCAAAAACGATAAGTGCTATAGAACTAGGATGGGAAAGCGGAGAACTAGTAGATTTTACAATAGATATAAACTATAGCTGGTGGACACAAGAATAAAAATTTTATAATTATTATAGGAGAATATTATGGCATTACCAAGAGTGGCATCACCCACTTATGAATTGACAATTCCTTCTTCAGGTGAAAAAGTCAGTTACAGACCTTTTCTTGTAAAAGAAGAAAAGACATTATTAATGGCAATGGAAGCTAGGGACAACCAAGCAATGACCAAAGCCATGCAAGACATTATAACTTCCTGTACAGACGGAGAAGTAGATCTTAAATCACTTGCATCATTTGATATTGAATATTTTTTCCTTCAGCTTAGAGGAAGATCAATTGGGGAAGTTTTAACAATTAACCCACATAGACCTGAAAACTTTAAATGTTGTGAAGAAGCAACTGAAGAAGATAGTTGTGAAGTTCATATTAATATCGATGATATTACTATGGATACTTCAAAAATTACATCTTCAGAAATAAAAATTACTGATAAGATTGGACTAAAATTAAAATTTCCACAAATTGAAACTGTACAAAAATATGCTACTGCGGGTGAAGATATAGAAGCAGAAAATGTATTTAAACTGATTATAGATTGTATTGAATACATTTGGGATGGAGATGAAATATACAAGGCAAAAGATTCTACTAAAAAAGAACTAAATGATTTTATTGAATCTCTTAGTTCTTCACAATTCGTTAACGTAAGAGAATTTTTTGAATCTATGCCAAGACTAAGCCATACAATAGATTGGGAATGTGGAAAATGTAAAAAATCTACACCCATGATTATCGAGGGGATTGATTCTTTTTTCGGATAGCGCTGAGTCACGATTCCTTGGCGAACCATTATCAAACAAACTTCGCTATGATTCAGCACCATAATTGGAGTCTAACCGAACTTGATAATATGTTACCATTTGAAAGACAAATATATGTAATCTTATTACAAAATTGGATTAAAGAAGAAAACGAAAGAATAAGAGCTCAAAACGCCAAACACTAAAGGACAATAAAAATGGCTGAAGAAGGTACACCAACTGGAAAAACTTTAACTGATGTTGTAGACCAGTTAGAAACGCTTAATGCTGAACTAGACCAGCAAGGTGAGAACGCAAGGAGATCTGGTGCTCAAGTTGTTAAGTCTGGAAAACTTAGAGGTGTGTTAGCTTTCTTTCATAGACGCGGTGCAAAGAAACGAGATGTCAAAAGAGGGAAAGATTTGGCCGCATTGCAATCTGCGACAATATCAGAGTTTAAAGAGACAGAAACACGACACGATGACTTTGAAAAACAAGCGGAACAAATTGGAAAACAGACAGACCAGCTGGATGAGGTAACAGCAAATCAAGAAGGTTCAACGGAGATGCTGCATGGTGAAATGACACGCCAAACCGAAAATCTTGATAAAATTAAAGGTCACGCCGAGGATCAAGTTGGAAATCAACTCCACCACATTGATCTTGTTGAATCGGGGAATGAGGATTTAGCTAAACTATCAAAGGATACAGAAGACACAGGAGGATTTTTAGGTGATTTAGCTGGAGAAACAGAATCCTTGAAGACCTCTTTTAATGAAATGTTATCTTCACAAAACGAGACTACTTCATTATTAGGAAGTATGTTTGATTTACAAATGAAGGATTCTGCTTCCATGGCTGAAGCGGCAAGAGAAGCTGCAAGAGGAGGAAAAGATGAAGGGGGAGGTGTCCCTGATGCAAAAGCGGAAGAAGCAAAAGCTGGTGGATTTTTCTCTAGAATGGGTAAGGCTGTAATGAATCCTATTGGCAAATTGGGAAAAGGTATGAAGTCAGCAGGAAAAGGTATTGGTGGTTTTCTAAAAGGCTTAGCGAGTGGGCTCGCCGCATTTGCTAATCCAATGGTAGTTTTGGGTGTAGCGGCTATAGCCGTTTCACTTCCAATATTTGCGGCTGGTCTTGCTGCAGCATTCAAAGTATTTGAACTGATTATAGGTGAAGGTAAAGCATTGAAAATGATTACTGGTATCATCTTATCACTTGGTGAAGCAATTGGAACTATTCTTCATAAAGTTTTAACGGGTTTTGGAAACATGATAAAAAACATGGGGCCGTTCATCAAAGATTTTTTCACAGGAATCGCAACAGTTGTTAAAGCTTTAACTCCCATTCTTACAGCACTATTCACAGTAATAAAAGATATTATTACTGATCCTGTACTCAACGTAACCATACAAACAGTATTAGCAACTGTTCAAGTTGCACTACAAACAATTGGCACGATAGTTGAGACTGTTGGTAATGTTATAGTAACTGTACTAACGAAAACTGAAGGAATTCTCAATTCAATATTTAATGGGATTTCACTGGTTATTAAAACTATAGGTGATGCAATAACAGGTATAATAGATAAGATAGTTGAGGGAATAGAACGATTAGCAGTACTTCCTGCAGGAAATATGTTAGCGGTTGCGGGTGCATTAGGAGTATTGGCCATCGCTCTTGTTGGCTTTTCTGTTGGTGCAGCTATCGCAGGTGGAGTCATGCCCTCTGCAGAAGACCTTGACAAAATAGCAGGTTCAGTTAAAACGTTTGGGGATATTGAAGCTGGTAATCTTGCATTGGTTGGTGATGGAATGAAAAAAGTAGGTATAGGCTTACTAGCATTTGGTGCTGGTGGTGCAATAGCCGACCTTCTTATGCCAACGAATAGTGCAGGAATGGAAGCTGTTGCTAAATCAGTACAGATGTTTGGAACAATCGATGGATCAAACTTCGCAGTAGTTGGAGATGGAATTAAAAAATTGGGTATTGGTCTAGCGGCTTTTGGTGGTGGTGGAGCGGTATCGGCTCTTGGTGATGCCTTCTCTAGTTGGATTGGGGGAGGTAAAGATCCTGTTGATAAGTTTAGAGCTTTCGCTGAGATTGGACCTGGACTGAAAGATGCAGGAGATGGAGTCTCGGCTCTTGCAGCATCTTTTGATGCTTTCAATACTGATAATTTAGAAAGAATCGGTAATGGACTTGATAAGTTTTTGGGTGCAACCGATATGGATAAATTGAAGGCTTTTTCACAGGCTACAGAGGGATTAATGACAGGACAAATGTTAGCTCAATTACAAGTAGATAGTAATAAAGCTGGAGGCGGGACAACTACAATAATTCAAAATACTTCAACTAACCAAGTAAATTCTTCTCAGCCTGTAGTTTTACCCGCCTCTGGAGTTAATCCATCTAATGGTGATATAATGAATGTTCGTATAGTAACTTAGTTTTTATAATAACCATCTGAAAGATAATAGATAAGGGCATCCATCAAATCGGGATCGCCCCAAGTTGATGCACACCATACCACTAAAATCACACAAAAGAAAAATCCATACATAGCATTATTATCATTAGACATTATTCTTGCTCAGCTAATTTTGCAAAGTATGAATACTCTTCTGTATCACCAGCTGAACCAGCTGACTCCGCTGTTGTAACATTTTCAACAACAGGTTCTACATGTGGAGTAATCATAGGTTTGCCACCATCAAACGGCGCATCGAAAGTATTAGACTTTGGTGAAGCTGTTTCCACACCAGTTCCAAGACCAAGTACTCTATCCAATTTCTCTTTCAACTCTGCATAAGTCTTAAAGTTCTTTGGATCAGTAAAGTCTTCCAATGAATGTTCTGTTTTCCAAACTTCTTCCATCTTAGCATCATCTGCATCAAGAGGAGAAGGATTTTCAAATTCACTCTTATCATAATTTGAGAACCCATCAATCTTACGAATCTTTATTTTGAAATTCGCACCTTCCCATAAATCAAAGGGATTAATTGGAGTCTCATCTTCAAACTGAGGATTCATCTTATCATTAAGTTTGTCCCAGATTTTCTTCCCATACTTGTACAGGCGAACCTGATTTTCGTTCTGAGGATTTGCTGGGTCTTTGAGAACATAAACATTTGAGACATAAGTAAGTCTGCGTTTCTGTTTACGGGCGATCTCTTTGTTCGCCTCGATACCTGAGTTCCAGAGTTGTGAATTATGTTCACTTACTGGATCTTTTTGACCAAGAGTAGTCAAAGAGTTTTCAATATACCATCCACCGGGTCCTTGAAATCCATGATTCCATGAACGTGACCAGGGAAGGTCTTCTCCATCAGGTGCAGGCAGAAAACGAACTACTGCCATACCGTTACCTGACTTGTCCAATTCTGGACGCCAGAAACGATCATCATCGCCTTGACCTTTGGTTGGTGCATTTATTTTTGCGGTTTCTTTTAGGAGGGATTGGAGTTTATCTCCACGTTTTTTCTTCATATCTGAAAACGACATATTTACCTTTCGTATATTTCGTATTGCGTTGTATTGATTGTATTGCGATTTATTTCACTTAATCATTATATAGTTATATTATAACATACTTTTTTAATTTGTCAACCCCTAAAGGTCTTCACCAATTTCTCTCCTTTCATATTGGTAGTTTAGATGTTCTTGGAATAAGATGAAGATCTTCTGCCTCATCTTGTACATTCTGTTTCAATTTTCCACCAACCATTTTACCGGCGGTTTCAGGTTCTAATTTATTTTCATCACAGTAAAACATAATAGCGTCTATGTAAGACATCTTAGTTTTTTGAACCAAGTTCTCAATGTTCTCCATGAATATCATGGAATTATTCATTTTAACGGCCATTTAATGCTTCTGCTTCTTTATGT